ACTGCCCGTCGCTTGTAGCCGTTGCGTTGACGATCATTTCCCGGCTGCGCAGGCGGGTGTTCAGATCCGCCTCGGCAAACTGAATGAAGGTCTGGATCTGAGCCGTCAGATCAGCACGGTTCAGATAGTCAGCAATGGCTGACTGCAACGTGGCGTAGGTTGTGATTGTGCCCATTAGCTCGTCATCCAGTGCGTTCTGTACGGAGCGGCCTCATCTGTCGCCAGCCATTTCCGCAGCGCCGCCTTGTCCCCAAGGATACCACGTTGCTTCAGATCCATATAGAGGACCATTGGAATTGATGCGACCTTAACCATCCCATCAGGAAGCTTGTCCGTCCTGCTGATCTCGTTCCTGATCGCCTTGTTCTGTTCGGCAATCTGGTCGATCTCGACCGTGGTTTCGAGGACAATCTTGTTATCTGTCGTGAAGTGCATCTGCTGGCGGGTGCCAGTGAGCGAATCATAGGCCAGATCGAATGATCCTGGCGCGAAGTTCTCAGCCATCAGTCTCTCCCAAAGAGGTAGGAGCCGGGGGTTAACCCGGCTCCCTTTATTGTCAGGAAGGAATGAGGTTAGCAATCACCGCGTTCGCCTTTTCAGACTTCATGCGGAGACCATACTCAACCACCATTTCCTTCTTATCGAAATCGCCAGTCTTGGCAATGTCGAACGTCTGGAACGGACGCAGGTACGCCACGCTGATGTACTCAGGGTCCAGAACAAACGCAAAGTTACTGGGCTGGAAGCGATTTGGTACGATGCTCACCTCCCCAAAATCCCCGAGGTAGATATCAGCCGTCGCGATTATCTTGAGCGGAGCAACACCAGTGTTCATCTGACGCTGAGAGGAAAGACCAGCAAACGCCGAGACGACAGTCTTGTTGTAAGCGTTCACCATCAGCATCTTGGGATCGCCGCCCTGCGTCCAGACCTGCTGGATAGCAGTCTTCAGCATGGTCTCGGTGAACGCCACGTCCGTAGAGGTGGAAAGGCTGGTCCAGGCAGTGCCGGGATAGCCATTGCCGCCAGAGCCAGACATAGCCGAGACAGTAGCGCCATTGGCCTGCGAGTTGGTGATCAGCCAGGTAGGCAGACCAGCAGTCTTGCGGGCAGTGCTGCTGGAGTTGCCAGCCACGCCAGCCTGGTTGCTGGTGAGGATAGCCTCCATGTCGCGCTTAAGTTCTTTGGCGCTTTTGGCCTGTTGATAGGCCATCTGCGTGCGCATTCCTGCATTGTCCACGGCATCGTCGGTGCCAGAGACCGAGATCACCTTGGTGCTGATCTGCGTATAGTTGGCGACACGAACGGTATCCGTGAAGTCAGCGTTACCAGCAGCCGCGCCTTCGATGGCCGCGTTGGCAGTGCTGGCCGCAGCGAGCGCATCCACCTGCCACTCAAAGTAGGTGTTCTTGCAGGTATCACGGCCAATGTTGGACATAAAAGGCGTGTCTACGGGACTGATGTCGTAGATGATGTTCGAGAGGTCTTCGCGGATTTCGTTGGCCGCGTCGTAAGTGGTGACTTTGCTGAGAGATGCCATTTCATTTTCTCCTAGAGTCCATCAGACCAAATAAAGCAGCGGCATCATTGACGCTGCCAGATGCTTTGAGACGCATTTGCATCCGCGACATATCATTCCCGCGTTGGGGATTAGACGTTGTGGAGCCTGCCCGCATTGGCCTCGGTCCTTCCGCCTGTTTCGGCTTAGGACGATTGGCATTTAGCGCGTCATATCGTCTGGCCTTTTCGAGGATGACGACATAACGAGGATCATACACCTGCGCCAATTCTTCTGGAGTGAAGCCGACCTTTTGGCCGTAATCCCGAAGGTGCTTGGTCGAAGCCTGCATTTTCTCTGGATCAGACCACTCCTTGAAGGTGGAAACCAGAAACTTCTGGCCCTCTTCTACAAGTTGCCGTCTAGCAGCCATCTCCCGATCTTGATCGACCATCTGGAGCCTAACCTGTTCCTGCTGCATCATTGCAAGCTGGTTTTTTCGGTCGTTCCATTGATCGCGATAGAGAGGATAATTGATCGGGTCTTCCTGATGCACCCGCACCCAGTCCGGTTCCTGTTCGATCTGCGATTGCAGGATCGGGATTGCCGCACCAAGAGCCTGTTGCATCTGGCTCCGCTCAGTTTCTAGCTGCTGTTTCTCCTGTCTCAACACGTTGAAGTTGCGCGAATAATCGGACTGCCTTTGATAGCCTTCCAAAGCCTCTTTCAGCGGAACCTCAACTGTCTTTCCGTCGATTTTGACGGTTACGAGTCGGTTCGGATCAAGAGGTTTATTCTTGCCACCATTGTCGTCCGCGCCCGTGTCTGCCTCATCCTCACCATCGAACTCAGATGAATAATCATCTGCTGCCTCGTTCTCCGTCTCGGACGTCTCATCGGCATAATCAAGCGCCGCCTCTGTCTGATCGACTTCGGCATTAGCCCTCTGCCTTCGATCTGGTCTGGTTTGGGCCGGTGGGCCTTCCATTGCAGATATACGGTCAGCGGCTTCTGCAAGGCTGATTTCGCTAGGCTGCGACTGCTCAGCATTAGACATGTAAGTTACCTCATCAGTTAGCCCGCTTCAAGCGGTTGTTAAATCGCGTAATATCCGGCTCTGACGCGAGTGCGTTCAGTTCTCCCCGGAACGCGGCTATGGCGCGCACCATAAAGTACGCGGCATCTCTCCCACCCAGGTCTTCTGGGTCTGAATGTCTCCACTCGTCAATGTATCGCTCTTCCAAACGATCCAAGACGGTGCTTGTGGCCTTGTCAGACGCCAGCGCCTTGGCTGACCTCCATAGGTCTTCCTGTTCAAAAGTGGACATTGCCATTCCCCCGATTGATAAACCGCCAAATGACAGGTTTTAGGTTTCCAAAAACGTCAGCAAGTGCAGGAACAGCATTTTTCAGCGTCCCAAGGTCACTTGGCTCCATGTAGAAGTCACAATGAAGCCCATGCTTTCCCGCAATTTCCTTCAGAGTATGAGGCTCTGTTAGTTCATAGTCTAAGTCTGCAAGCCTGTTTTTAGAAGACTGATCACAGTGCATATCGTAGATGAAAACAACGCCGCCATAGCGCACAACCCTAGCCATCTCAGCCAATGCATCGTCAACGTCAGCATGTCCAAGAGAAAAACAGCAGATAGCCATGTCCTGCGTGTTTTCCTCAACATCAACAGCAGTCATGCTGCAATGTATCTTCTCGCAAGAAACTGGCGACATATCCAACTGAAATTTGTTGATGTTAACCAGCGTGAATTTGAGATCAGGGCGCACCTGTAACCAGGCGGCAGCCATTGCCCCTATGCCCGATCCCATATCAATTATGCGTGCTCCGTGCTCTGGATCTGCCCACTTCAAAAGGCGAACAGCATGGTCCATTTCAGTCTCCGCAAACCTGTGCGCCTGAAGCAGGTAGATGCCATTTTGCAGCATGAAGACGGTTGATTGCTCAACCGCATCATGATTGAAAGTTACCATTTACTGCATCCCCGGTGGCATCATGCCAGGCGGCATCATGGGCGCCTGCGGCATTGGAATAGGAGGTGGTGCGGTAGGAGGCGCGAACGCCTGCGCCGTCTTGAATACCTCTTGGATCTCGGTGCGCTGGCGATCAACCTCGGCCTTGATGACCGCCATATCCACCTGCGTCCCATACTTGGCCTGGATTTCAGCCGCCTTCAACATGGCGTCGATGAACATCTGATCGCGCTTGAAATCGTTCTCGGCGATGGCCTTCTGACGATCAAGCTCCTGCTTGGCCGCATTGATGATGATGTCAGCCTTGGTTTTCTCGGCCTCAACGTCAGCCAGCAACTGCGCAGGATCGGGCTTGTTAGACCCAGCCTGCATCTGCTGCATGAACGCCTGAACTTCCTGCGGGTTCACTTCCTTCCAGAACTGCGAAGCATCTTGGAAGCCCTGCAAGGTCGTCATCTGCGCCAGCGTGTTGCGGAACTGCGCGAGATCGACCAGCGGATTGTTGGGTCCATATTCCTCGA